CTACAAGAGAGTTGTACCTTTTTCTTTTTAACTTGTGCACCAATTATAACCTATTTTCTTTTTTTAGTCAAGTATTCGTTCCCGTGTGAGGCATGTGGACCATTGGCATCAACATAGTGGAGGAAAGACTGATATACAAAGTCAGCAGGGTTCTCTTCTCTCCAATGCTCAACATCACAACCACGATAAATCACTGCGTCTCCTTGTTTCATCAAAACAGAACCTCCCTCCCAGAAAAACTCCCAAGGAACTTGCACGTTTTTTAGGTTTATGGTAACTGAAACTTCGCAAGAAGGTCTATCGGCATGACGGCGAAGGATATTATCTTTTTTATATATCCTACAATAATCATATGTGGGTACCAATTCTATGCCAGTTATTTCAGACATCTTATCACAACAGTCTTCGAGTAAGTCCCAGTGTAACCCATACCATGCCCAAGAATTAGGAACTTGAGTATCGTCTGTCCTAGAAATCACCTTATTATCGTCCATACGAGAAGCGTGCTTCTCAGCGACTTCTTTCTCTATAAAATTCGGAACATAAGTTGCTAATTTCATTTCTTGATCTTAGAGAAGTTTTTATCTTTGACGAATTCTATTTTAGCGTCAAACTTGCCATCTAGAATATCACCCTTATGAGAAATAATAAAGACGTTTGTATCATCTCCAAGGGTATGTATTATCTTCATTAGGTTTTCAATACCTGCTTCGTCAAGTGAAGAGTCGAAGGTCTCGTCCAGTATCAAAAGATTTGTGCTGATCGAGTTCTTCATCTTGGCAACTTGACGCCAAGTAAAGAGAAGTGCTAAGTCTATTCTCTGTTTCTCGCCTTCAGAGAAAGAATCGTAAGAAAATGAATCACGGTGGCGAGAACGTATTGTTTCTGAAAAAGATTCGTCTAGGTCAAAGTGAACATAGAAGTCAAGAATAGACAAATACTGGTTGACCAATTTGTTGATCACTGGAAGGTATTGTTTAATGATCTTGGTTTTGATACCAGTATCTTTTAGCATCTCTGATATGACAGTATTGTATGCTGCCTGATCATTCTGTTTATTTTTCGTTTGCATCAATTCATGATATTCTTTCACCAGAACATCGTAGTCGTCGTTTGCTTTTGCAAGATCTGACTTCTCGTCACTAAGATCTTTTATGTCCCATTCAAGTTCTTCAATATCATATTTTATCCTTTCGATGTTTTCATCGTTATCAAACATCTTTCGACTAACTTCAACCAGTTCTTGTGACTTTTCTACCCAATGATCTAATTCTTTTGTTGCTTCTGCTTGTTTCTCTGTGATTTCAGTAAGAGATGATTGAAACTCTGACGCTGAGACTTTTGCTTGCTCGAGTTTACTCTTCTTGAGTTGTTCGTCGATGTCTTGCTCGCAGGTCGGGCACGTTTCGTTTTTCTCATAGAATTTGGTCTCTTTTACCAATGCTTTTATTTTAGTGAGGATTTCAGTATTAGAATTCTGTAATTCTGAAACCAAAGAGTATGCATTTTTGCGCTTTTCAGCAGTATTATCAGAAAACTCTTGAAGATACTTTCTTTTCTCGTTATTGTCCTTTTGAAGATCGTCAATCAAATCCTGCTTCTGCTTGATCTGTTCTTCAATCTTTTTCTTTTCATCATGTTTTATTTTAGATATATCACGGATGTACTTTTTTTGTGCTTCCGTTTTGGTTTCGTTTATTTCAATGTCGTGTAACGTTTGATTTATTTTCTCTCGTAACGTAGCATTCTTTTCTTTTAGAAGAGAATTCATTTTAGAAAAAACGTTAATGTCTAGCAAATCTTCGATAACTTCTCTTCGATTGAATGCAGACAATTGCATGAAGGGTATGAACGAAGAAGAACCAAGAACAACAACTTGATGGAAAGTTTTATGATTTAGTTTAAGTATGTTCTGTTCAAGAATCTTCTGATACTCTTTGTTGTGTGAGTTTTGGTTCATAAGAACCCCATCAACATAGATCTCAAACTTTACTGGTTTCTACTTCAACTCTCATTGCCTTTTGGTTTACAGAATTAACCAGTTGCCCTTTGTTTATTCCTCTATGCGGTTTTCCAAATAATGCGTATGACACGGCGTCTAGCATTGTAGACTTACCAGAACCATTCTGCCCCACAATCAACGTGTGGTTAGCATTATTCAATTGTATTTCTGTCCAATTGTCGCCAGTAGAAAGAAAGTTTTTGTAACGTATAGATTTAAAAATTATCAAAGTGGAAATCTCTCTCTCAATTCTTCGAATCCGCCAATATACTCACCGTCAACATAAACCTGAGGAATTTTTAAATTCGGTTTATATTTTTCGTCTTTCTGAAACTTTGTTTTGCTTAGATCTATAAAGAAAGTCTTAAATCCAAGTGCCTCAAAATGCAGTAGGCACCTTAAAGTGTGTCCACACCATGCATACCCAACAACATGGATCACAAATCTCACGCAATCTCCATTGATTGTGCTTCTGTCATTAAGTCCGAAACCTCTTTTTTAATCCGTTCTTTATCTAAAAGAGTTTCAACGTTATCGATGTAAGATCCAAGTAAGACACTAGTATCTTCTACATCCAAACCTTCATCAGAAACGTTTTCTCCCAGAAACTCTGAGAAGTCTTCCTGTACTTTTAGATCATAAATTTCTCTTTGTTGTATACGATCCAAAAATCTATCAAATGTGAAAGGGTCGTTTTTATTAATAACAACGACTTTAACAAATTTTTGATCGAGGTGATCAATTTCAAGTTTGTTATAGTCAGCAACTTCATCATCGTAATAAATTTTTTCATGAAGAGTTAATGGGTTTTGTACAGGGATCAGTTCTCTTGTCTCTGTATCGAGTATGTGGAAATACTTTGGGTCGTTTGCATCGTTCCAAAAGAATTCCATCTGGGAACCAAGATAGTGAATATTGTCTTGACTAGACTTACAATGATAGTGTCCTGAAAGCACCAACTCAAATCTACGAAGGTTGTCAGCAGACATACCATGAGTACAAGGAACTCCGCGAATCATATCAAACCCGTTTAATTCAAAGTGTCCTCCGATAACATCTGCTTTACAGTTTACAAGGAAATCATTTATCTCTTTTTCATTATCTTGACAAATCCAAGGAACTAGACCAACCTTCAACCCATCATAATCAAGGACGCTTGGGTCCATCACAATATTAACTTCGTTCATGTAATGACCCAACAACTCTTTTAAAGAATTTAGGTCATTCGTATTTTTGTAATAAGTGTCATGATTACCTGGGATTATATCCATAGTAATTCCATCAGAACGAAGTCTCTCAAGAAAAACCTTCCGATTGCTATTCAGTGCTTTAAAATTGATGAAACGACGATGTTCATAGTAATCACCAAGATGGATGATATGCTTGATGTGGTTTTCTTTTAGATAAGGGAAGAACACTTCAGTATAGAAGCGTTCTTGATAATCAATAAAGATGTCTGACGAATTACGAATACCACAATGAGTATCGTTTAAAATTGCTATGCGCATTTATTCCTCGAGAAAATCTGAAAGGTCTGAATCTATAGAAACTTTTCTTTTGTTCGAAAGGGTCTTTTTATATTGCTTTATTTTTTCGTCTTTTTCTTTTACGTCGTCAATCCTTCTACGAAGATTGTCAACAAAGGATTGAACTGCTTTTGCAACTTGAGGATCTTCATCTGGGTCGACCATAAATTCCTCTATTGCGGATTCTGATAAGAACTTCAATTTAACATCCTGCTGCTTCTTTTCTTTCTGAATACGGCGAAGGAAAGCATACCAAGAGATCTGAGTGAAATATCCAAACGCATTTGGTTTACCTTTTCGAGTCGCCGCATCGATATCGTAGTTCTTTACAGCACGAAGGCAGTTCTCTACAGCATCCATTACCATCTCTTCACGATAGGTGTAGCGAACAAAGTTAGACTTGTGAGAAAGACCCTCTGCGATCTTAAGGAAACACTCTGCAACATAGTTCGGCATAACTGGTTCAGGGTTGTTTTTCGTTTCTGCTTCCCGTACAGATTTTACATAGTCAACCACTGCTTGCGAGAAATCAGCATTATTAACATAATGCGGGCGTTCATTAGGTTTCATAACAACTCCAATTAAATAAGTAAAGAACTATTATACAACAAGTAGATTGAAAAGTCAATCTTCTGTAAGAAGTCCTTTCTTGGAAGGAAATGACAAAACATTGCTGGTCTTACACTCAACCTCAGATCCGCCCTTTCCTAAGTGCTCTTGTATGGAGACTACAGAGTTTGAGTACTGCTCGACGACTGTGTCAGAGGGGGTATGAATTGAGATAACAGAGAAAGGATTGATCGAAACCGTCCTTTCCAAATCTTCAGTATATTGAATATAAGGACGAAGTATATAATATGACTTACCATTATTATCATATTCATCTTCTATATTCTCAATAGGAACCATATCTAAAGCGAAGTTAACAATGAAACTGTCTTCAGATTGTTCAATAACGCAGGCAATAACATCTTGCCCATTACAAAGTTTAAATTGTACTATATCTTCTTTTTTCATAAAACCACCTTATGTAGTTCGAAGTCAAACTTTTCTTTGGTATACATTTTGATCCTTTCCCCAGCATGCTTCAGGGTGAAGTTTTGCCTAGAATGATACTGCATATCATCGGAAAGATCGTATAGTTTTGTGTCCTGTCCGTTATCTGCTTTCCTCAATCCTCTTCCGATTGATTGGAGGACTTTGACTTGGGATTTTGAAGGACTAGCAAAAATAATGTTATGCAGATTCCTAATGTTAATCCCAGTACTAAATGTACCAAGAGAGGCGACGATAATTGCTCCGTCTTGTTTCTCCACGATACCTCGTATTGCTTCGCGGTCTGAGGTATCAGTCCCACCGTGAACATAATAGACTTTATCGCTTTGTACTTCTTTAATCATTTTGTGAAGTATTTCTCCGTGTTTCTCCACGAACTGAAAAAGCACGAGAGTATTCCCCTTTTGAGTTACTGCCAAATTTCGTATAAACTTATTCCTAGGTTCATATGTCACAAGAAAATCTACTTCTTCTTGATATGTCAACTCTTTATTCATTATACGGGTTTCTTCTGAATAGTCAAGTAATAACATGTCTATCTTGAGTTTAGCGAGGGTTCCTTTGTCCTGTAGGTCTCTAGTAAAAGTAACCCTTTTAGTGGGACCAAATAAACCTTCAAGAACAAGTTTGTGTACCTGAGACCCGTCTAGCGTTCCTGTAGTTCCGAATCTATACTCTGCTTCCGTACACTTATTCATTAAGGTGGTGAGGGACTTTGCTTTAAATAGATGACACTCGTCGCCAAACACACAACCAAACACATCAAACCAATCTTTGCCTAGTCTGTAAACCGATTGCCAAGTTGTGATCACTATTCTTTTGTCTGTTTTCTTGTCTTTGCCTGAGTAGATTATGTGACATTCATTCTCTGCATCAAACCCATAATCTTTAAAATCTTTGTACATCTGTTCAACCAAAGAGGTCGTGGGCACTACAATCAACACAGACTTATCGTTGTTCTCCAGATACCAACGCATAAGATTGTATATTATGAAAGATTTGCCAGAGCCAGTAGGAGAGAGCAGCACTGCTCTCTTTCTCTGTATTCCATGCGTGATAGCATCGTACTGATAATCACGAGGAGGAAATGGCATTTTCCAAAGTGCTTGCGAGGATACTAGTTTCTGGTGATCAACTTTATTAGTCGCATTCGGTAGTCCATAAGGCGAATGCTCCATTTGCATATGGTAGTGACGGTCTGCTGCAAAACGACAAAGTTTAGCATACAACCCAACATTAAGTTCGCAGGTTATGGGATTAAACAAACGAATCTTACCGTCCCACTGTTTGCGACGATAAGAAGGAATAAATTTATATCCAGGAACATAGAAAGAAAAGTATTCTTTGAGTTCTGCGCGAACAGAAGGATCACAGACTACTGCCATCATAGAATGATTTTGCATTTGAATGGTTATATTAGACATTTTCCCAAACAGCATCAGCGGTAAACCGATAACTTCCAATAAATTCGTATTTATCCCATTCCGAAGGAGAGATAATACTAAGGAAATGTCCACCTTCTTTTCTGTATAGGTGATATGTCTTACCAACTTTTGGTTCAAATCCATATGTGGACTTGTAAACAATGTCGGTTTCGTTAGCGAGTTTGACTAAACTTTCGTACTGCTTCTGTAGTTCTTGAAACTTTCCTTCAAAGAAGTTTGCTGCTTGCGCACCTCTTTCGCTTTTGAAAAGATCTACATCAGGTAATACTATTGCTGGTGCTGAGGAAGTTATTCCATAAGGAAGTAAACTAGAACTATCAACCATCGCCTGGAAAGTGCTTATAGATGGTGTCTATCTTTTCTTCTGCTTCGGCGATCTTAGTTACTTGAGTTTCGATTGCCTCAACTATATCAGGATGTTCTCCGATACCAACAGAACTCTTTAGATAAACTTCTACGTTTGCCTGAGCGACTGCTATCTCGCCCTCGAGTTTCTTGACTAATGCTTTTAGTAAGTGGTTCATACTCCTGCCTCGAATTGTTTCCATTTGATCATATTACCGATTGTTTGGTGCCTCCACTTCAACGTGTCGATAATTTCCTTTAACGTATCTACCATTGTTTTATAGTAGGTTATCTTTGCTTCGCTTTCTTGTATCTCTGGATCGCTATTATAATAGTGATCGAGATCGCCTTTCATTATCTTCAACCCGTTAAATGGATCTGGTTCCCAACCTAACTCGTTGACTTCCTCTTGGCAGAGTTTACCGTTGTACCAAAGGAATTTATTTTTTAGGAGGATTTGTTGTTTGTCCTCTGCTCTCTTTAAAAGCAGTTTTGCTTGTACCAAGTATCCAAGGTATTTAGCATGCAGTTTTGGGGTCTCTCTGGAACTATCATCTAGTCTATGACCAATCTCACAATCTTGCGACCACTGCGCAAGAATATCATCTAAATTCATATATTACTCTATTTCAAAATAAGAAAACCTAAAAGAAACGGGGAAGATTACATATTCAACCGATTGGTTTTGTGCCTCAAACCTTATATCGCCTACAGCAACAGGGATACAATCAACATACTTGAATTTTTTATTATTGTTGTTGTGACTAGTCAAGGCAGTAACAATGATGTCTGCATATGTTGGTTGGTCGGAAGTGCTTCCTCCAAAATTATCCCTTTTCTGTATTTGTTCGTTATTGACCAAACGCAACAACCAGTTATAGATTTCAGTATAGGAGTTTAAATCCTCGTCCAACAAAACATCCATAGTCAACTCTCCATATTCTACCTGACCTCCAGGCATTGGAATACTTTGAATTTTCTTGAAAGCAGTTTCAATCGCTGGGTTGGACACACCAGGGTGGTTTACAGATTGAACGAAGAACTGTAGATTGCCATAGTTCTTTCTATCAATTATAACTTGGAATCCAGTAGGTTGAAAAAGGTTTATGTTGCTCGTTAGATTGCTGCTCATTATAGTTTCCCGTGTAAGGTCTATATTATACTCTATTTAGTCTCAAAAGACAATAGGCAAAAAAAAGGAGGTCCGAAGACCTCCAAAAACCCATTTGTTCTTATGTGTTTTTTGGGTATTACCTAATCTTATGCAGAAACCATCAGGTTGTCTACACGGAAGATGCGGTAGTACTGGTTGCTCTTAGCAGCAGCAAGACCATCAGAAGGAGTAGAACCTACGAATGGGTTAGACGCCATGCCATAACGAGTCTTGAACCCGATACGTGGCTGGAAGTCATTCTCGCCTACAGCGCGAACCATTTGCAGTGGTACATATGGGCAGTAGAATACACCTGCGTCATATGGGTTAGTGCCCTTGTAACCAACAGTTACATAGTCAGCAACCGCATATGGGTCGATGTAGACGCGCATACGTCCGTTCAGTACACCAGCAAAAGTGTTACCAGTGTCGTCAACCTGCAAGTTAGTGCTCAGAGCAGGAGCGTAGTCAAGCATACCTGAAGCAACAAGAGCAGTAGCAACGTCAGAAGAGACGATTGCAACGTTACCCTTACCGCGACGAGTTTCTTTAGCAATGGTGTTCGCTTCGCGATCGAGTTGAACAAGGAGACCCTTGAACTTCTCAACAGACCAACGACCATCAGCGTCCGTAGACAGGTCAAAGATACCGTTTACAGCAGTGTTAGCAGTGCTAGCACCAGTCTTTGCTTGGCTGTTGATAGTACGGATTACTTCACGGTTGATTTCCGCGAGGATTTCCGTAGACAGAATGTTCGCCAACTCAGACTCAGCGTCAAGACCATGAATTGCTTTCAAGTCTTGAGCGAGTTCGATGGTGTATTCTGCCTTCAGCGCACGGCTCTTAGCAGTTACAGTTGACTTCTCGATGGTGAAACCCATTTCAGCGAAGTCAGTGTGAGTTCCGTCACCCAGTGCTTCTGCTTGAGCAGTAGTCATGCCACCGCCAAGAGTAGGACCAGAACGGTCGTCATTGATAGTGCTGTCGCCGTTTGAGTCAGTTACACCAGACAGACCAGATGGACCGCCAGACTGAGTTACAGAAGAGTCGCCAGAGAATGGCACAACTGCTTCGTTGAACAGTGCTTCATCGCCAGAAGTAGCACCACCACGAGTGGTCTTGTAACGAGACTTCATCGCGAAGATGAGACCAGTAGGACCAGACATTGGCTGAACACCACATACGTCGTATGCCATCAGGTTAGGCATTGCGCGACGGACGAGAGAGATCAGTACTGGATCCCAGTTTGCTTGACCTGGACCACCAGTTACAGCGGAATTGGTGTTGGTTGGAGTTTCAGTAAGGAAAGCAGACTGTGCGCCTTCAGCGATCATTGCCTTCTCTTGGTTCTCCAAAACAGCAGCAGTAACATTGCGGCGGTGACGATCAGAAATCGTACCTGCTGTTTCTTCGTTGAGTACTGGTGACCACTTGGCAACCAGAGATTCGTAGTTAAGTTCCATTGTTATTCTCCTAGAGTAAATGGATTATTTAAGAGTAGTTTTACGAATAGCATTAAGATATCGTTCCATAGAAGGTGCTACTTCAGCGTCTGCTTCTGGAGCAGTCTCTTCAGCAATCACTTCTTCTTCAGCAACGTTGGTTTGCTTAGCAAAGAAAGATTCCTTGACAGTGGCAACTTTAGATGCAAACGTTTCCGCATCTTCGAAGTCAACACCTTCAACGAGTTTCTTAAACTTTTCTGCTTGAGTTTCAGCAAGATCAGAAACTGCTTCTGAGACAATCGCCTCACGAGTCAGTTCTTCAACCTGCTCGCTCAGAGCAATTGCGTCAGCAGTAGTCTTGTTAAGTGCCTCTTCGAGTTCCTCAACTTGATCTGCTAGATCGTCAACGAGGTCAACCTTAGAATCTGGTACTTCGATGTAAGATTCTGCAAAAAGAACCTTGAGGTTCTCCATGAAGTTCTCAGCAATCTCAGCACGCAGACCATTCTGGACAGCGACTTTGTTGTCTTCCATCCACTGCTCAACCACGTAGTTTAGGTAGGAATCAACCTTCTCGACCAACTCGCTCTTCTGCGCAGCAGTTTCTTCAGCAAGTTTTTCTTCGTAGGATGACTCAATTCGCTCGACTTCTTCAGCGAGCTTCGACTTCAATGCTGCTTCAAAGATGATAGCAGTTTTTTGCTTGAACTCTTCGGAAAGAGTTGCTTCAGACTCGACCAACGCGTCCAGATCTTCTGAGTAAGAAGAAACGTCTGCTTCAGCAACCATATCTTCTTCTTCGATCTCGACTTCCTCGCCCATCATATTACCGTATGCTGATTGAAGGTCAACCTTCTTCATAGCATTCAGTTTTCCATACATGGCGTTGATCATACCTGCCTTAGTCTTTGGCATTGGGTCTTTTTTGGTGTTATGCTTGGCATCGCCTTGAGACGGTAATGGTGCTTGACCAGTGCCATCTGCTGCTTTATCCACAGACGCAACAGATTGCGCCTCAGCATTTTTCATATCATGCCCCTTTGCTTCCGCAACTTCCGTCTCATCGCGGAGTTCTACATTTTGCTCTTGATCCATAATGGACTCCTTGTCAAAAGTTTTCTTTTAAAGATGAGAGGAAATTTTTGTACTCACGGATCTGTTCTGTAGATAAAAATCTAACAGGTCCAGAAGGAGCAACGATTTCAGTCTCTTTATCTTCACATATTTCTTGAGCGACAAGCACGCCATTGTTCCAAATCCAATCTACACCTTCCATGATACCATTAACAAAAGCATTCGGTGCTGATGGATCTTGCACGATGTCAACCGTGCTGAGAACAAAGTCGTCTTTGACATACGTGGCATTATCACGCTGCTCAAGACTACCCATTCCACGAGTTGAGACACCAAGATTGACACCGCCCTCAAGCAAACCTTGAACGATTTTACCCATAGGAGTGTCTAGTATTGATGCCTTTCCTACCACATCATTGCCTTCGAAACGAAGATCAGTGATGAGGTGAGAAACTTTGTCGAGGTTTACGGTTGGACCGTCAGGGTGATTCAATTCACCAACTGCTCGACTTTTAGATACTTGTTCATCAACATACTTCTCAACTGCCCTTTCCATAATTGCCTTTGGATAAATCCGACCATTACGGTTCTTTGTTTCTGCCTGGGCAAAAACACCTTCAATGACATACTTCTTACCACCGTCTTTTTTCTCTTCAACGAGGCATTGCAAAGAATTCTCGTTGTATTCAGCAATAAGTTTCATGTCAGTTCCTTGATAGCAGTTTCGATAGATTTGACAGCATCTTTTTCAGATCTGAAGTTGTCTAGCAAATCTCCGTCGACATAAGCAGAATACCCCTTCCTAGTCTTATAAACTTGGGTGGTAATACGCTTATGCTTCTTGTTGTATACAAGATCGCCTTTAACTTTACTATTTCTTACTTCAGAAAAAGTTTTCATAGAGTATATTTATACTAATATTACTCTTCAGTTACTTCTGTTTCTGAATTATTTTCATCTTCTTGAGAAAGAATTTCTTCTACATCTGCCTCTGCTTGTTCGTCAGAGTACAGACCGAGGTCATCTTCTGTTTCTTGGTGTTCTTCTTCAGCACCAATATCAGCGACTGGTTCTTCAACCTCTACTTCAGCGACTGGTTCTTCAACTTCAGGAGCATCTTCAGATTCTATTTCAGAAACAGCGTCTTCGATTTCTTCATCGGAAATCTCTTGTTCTTCTTCGCCGTTAAAGATCTGCCCTGCAAGTCTGACCTTCTCTGCTTCCAGGGCATCATTAACTCTAGATGCCATTAAGTCGCTAAAAATTTTAGAAGCATCTAATGCTTTCTCTGCTGAGATTGCATTTAGTAGGTCTTCAGATGAAACCTCGGGAGTTTCTACTTCTTCAGATTCGTTTTCTTGTTCTAACACTTCACTCATTTCATTCTCCATTTAATCATGAGGGTTGTTCTTCGCCACCTTCGTCTGGCACTATTTCGCCATCTTGTACTTCGGTGTCGATTTGCTTCATCATTTCTTCTGCTTCTTCTTCAGTGAAACGGAAGATATTCTTCATTACCCATTGTTTAGATAGGTATTCTCCAACATATTGAGATGCTTGGTCCATAGTTTGTAGACGTTGCGCCATTACTTCTGCATCTTTTAGTTCGGTGTAATGATTGTCTTTGTAAAAATCTACAGAGATTCTATTATGGAACAACTCAATCCAATCGCTGTCAGTTATTATTCCCTTCAGCACCAACTGTTGTCGAAGGATTTGCGTGAACAGTTTAGAGAACCGAGAACGCAAACGGGTGACAAATTTCTGGAACTTAATTTCCTCACGATTGATTTCAGTAGCACGACCGAGGGAGTACGCCTGTTCTTGTTCAAGACGTGATACTGGTACATTGAGTGCTTGATAGACCTTTCTCTGGAAATAACGAACGTCATCAATCTCGCCAAGGTTCTGTCCACCTGGAAGGGTGGTCACTTCAGTACCACGACCACCTTCACGACGAGGCAACCAGAAGTCGTCGAGCATAGACATATGCTTACGAGAGTCCTTCAGTTCTCCAGTTGCTTGATCGTAAACAAGTTTGTTACGGTAACGAGTCATCAAGGAGTTTAGATATTCTTCTGCTTTACCCTTTGGCAAGTTACCAGTGTCAACGTAAAAGATACGACGCTCGGGGGCACGTGCTAGACGGTAGATAATCAGAGAGTCCTCCATCATACGCAACTGGTTAATTGGACGCAGTGCTTTGTGGAGGTGAGAAACTACCTTTGCTTTGGTTTCATCTAGCAGACCAGAAGTAACATAAACAACAGAATCGTTGCTCAAACGCACAGCACTATTCTTTGGGTCTATATTATGAGAGGTCGCTCCTTTCTTATCAGAAACACTTTTTTCTGAATAAATGTAAAACTCTTCAACTTTGTCAACCAGAGAAACGCCAGTTGCTGGATCAGTTTTCTTCTTTACATTTTTAACTTTGCGAATTTTGGTTGAGTCGACGTAACGGATTTCTTGAATACCTTGCTTCAAATTATTCTTGTCAACAACCAAGTGATGGTACAGTCGACCGTCGACGTACCAAGATTTAAATATGTCATGAGCACGTTCGTTAAACGTGAGCATATTCAAAACATTTTGAAATTCTTCATGAACCTTATTCTTGATCCCCTTTGACAACTCTACAGCATCGAGGTTCAATTCTACGATATTCTCATCGTCTTGAGGGTTTACTATTGCTTCGTTGACGATTTCTTCAATCGCCATATCTACTTCGGCATGAGTAGCAGCGGTGCGGTACTTACGAATCAAATCTGCTTGATCTTTTACTTGAAGGTCAGCATAAATGTCCATATGTGTACCAAAGTGGTACGAAGGAGAAGTCACATAACTTGCACCATCATCATCAGTAGGAGCAACTACTGAGGCAACAGGAATTGGTGTTACTGCCTCTTCGTCTTTCTTTGCTCGCTTTATCTCAAAACCAAAAAGTTTAATGCCTTCTGCCATTATTCGGTCCTTTATTTACAGGAAAAGGAGGGGAGCAGAACTCCCCTCCTGTTACTACT